TGTTGTGTTCGGGCTGTTCACCTGCCCGGCATATAATGTGTTAAACGTCATGAGCTTGTATCCCTCTCGAATGTGATCGTGTATCCATACGATGTGGCTTTCTTGTTCGGCGGGCGGATCTTGAAATCTGTGATCATACAGTTGGTATACGTATCGTCACCGATCACAAGGGTGCCTTTCGTGCCCGGTCCCTGCAGGCTGACTTCACCATCACAGAGTATCCTTCTATTGACAATCCCGCCGAATTTGCCGTATAGCGTCTCCATGTTGGTTTTTGTTCTATCGGCAGTCATGCACCCGATAGTCACCCTAAACGATTTTGCGGATGCGGTCATGGACTCGATATACGGGCTGTCTGAAAGTGTCGTGGAATCAAATGATATTGCCATGATTACCCGATCTCCTTATATCCTGCTGCCCGTGTGCTCCGGTAAAGCGAATCGTTGATGAAGTAGTCATAGGTGGTCTTCGCCTCTTCAGCTGATCCTACGGTGATAATCACGTCGCCCTGGTGCCCGATCGTGGTTGCACCTGCGCCCGCCCCGGAAATCATACCGCCGATACCCGTCTTGCCTGACAGCTCCTGGACCCGTTCGGTTTCGGTGGCGTTGCTGGTCAGGTCAATCCCCCGTTCTGCAGCGGTGCCTGTCAACGAAGACCACGCTTCCGCCACGGTCTGGGACCCTTTTGCCGCTTCGTCAATTTCTTTCCGGATTTGAGTAACCCAATCTAAGGTGATCGCCCACTGTTCGTTATAGTCGGAGAGTAATTGGGTTTCCGTGGTGATCCGTTCTTCGAGCGCATCAAGGTCAGACTGCCGTTTCTCAATCGTGCCGCCTGCTAACAGTGTTTTCTGTTCTTCCTGTTTACCAAGATACGCCTGTTCGGCAGACTGGAAAGCGTCGATAGCGTCACGGTATGCAAGCTCGGCAGCCCATATATCTGTTGCCGTGGATTTGGGATCGCTTTTCACTTCGGCTAACCGCTCTTCTGCCCGGATCTGGTTGATTGCGGCGTGTTCTAACGACCGGCCCGCGTCTTCGATATCCTCGTCAATGTTCTTGAGGTCTTCAAGTTCACGGACTAGCTTCTCGTAGTCGCTTGTAAGGTTGGTCACTAACGTCCGCTGGCTACTGATCGCTGTGTTGAGATCGTCCATGTCGCGGTTAGCAATATCGTAAAACTCACGGACTTCTGCGTTCAGTTCGGCCCAGGCCGCCCGTTCTTCGTATGCACTTTCAGCACCACGATAATATTCCTCGCTCATCAGCGAATGGATCTCCCGGTACTGGTCAGCATATTTCCGGGCTTCTGTCGCAACGTCACGCCATTCTTTAGCTGTCCTGCTCAACGCATTATTCAGCGATTTGGTGGCGTCTTCGGCATTGTTTGCCTGAGTGGTGAAATAGATAATACCTGCAGCAAGCGCGGTAACGGCGACTAATGCGATAGTGTAAGGGTTGGTAAGCAGTGCAACCGTCCATCCTCGCGTGGCGGCGGTGGCCTTCAGTGCGGACAGAGTAAACAATTCAGTTGACGCGGTAAGTGATACGATAGTCGCGGCAAACTTCCCGGTGATCCACAGTGCCGGGCCGATACCCGCAACGAACATGGCGATTACCGTGATATTCTTCCGGGTGGACGTGTCTAAATCGTTGAACCAGCCGATCAGATCGTTCAACGAGCGGGTCATAAGCTGAATGTATGGTATCAGCTCTTCTCCAAACTCCACGGACATATCTTTCGCAGCGGCCTGTAATGCTTTCATCTGGTTGGTGAACGAGTCCACGGTCCGGGCGGCGTCACCCTGTGCGGCGGTCTGTTGGGTGGTGATAATGTTAGCCCGGAGAGTGGCTTTCTCCAGGAAGCTCATCTGTTCGACGTTGGCTTCGATTCCCTGGGACTGAAGGTAGAATTTGAGCGTGTTGTCCGTGACGTCCGACCCGAACTTCCGCATGGGTTCGGTCTGGCCGACTAACGCGGAGATATACGCCTGCAGCACGTCAACGTCAGCGGCGTTGTGGAAACTTGCAATATCTATTGACGTTTCAACGATCTGTTTTGACAGGGTTTCCGCTTCGGACGTGGTCATCCCAAGACCCGTCAGGACAGCCTGCGTGTCTGCAAGGTAGCCCATGATGTCGTATCGTGACCGGCCAACCGCTTGAGCATGTGCCGCCGCCCATTTCTCCACGTCTTTTGATGAGCTGCCGAAAAGAACGCCAAACTTGTTGGTCATCTCTTCAACGTCAGCGGCGGTCTTCACAGCAACCGCACCGGCAGCGACTAACGGCAGGGTGACGCCGATAGTCATCTTCATACCCATACTCTGGAGCTGTTGACCCATCTCCCGGATCTCTGCTGACGCGGCTTTGAACTGCCGTTTAATCTCGCTGCCCGTCTGAACGGATTCCTGGCGAAGTTTCTCCATCTCCGCTTTCGCAACAGAAACTTCCTTCTTCAGGTTGTTCTTCAGTTCAAGGATAAAGCCCATCGTCGGGCCAAGTTGCGTGAACTCCGGCACTTACATCACCCCGTCCTTAAAACACCCGTGGACTATCTCAAGCATTTTCAGCATCTCCCCTTCTGTCTGGGCAACTTTCACTTTCTTGGTCTCCTGCTGTTGGTTGTCCCGTTTCGTCACCGGCATGAAGTCTTCCGGCGTGAACGGTTCGGGTTTCCTCTGTTGGTCGCGGTATACGTTCGCTATAAGTGAACATACCATCCCTGCCCGGAAGTCTGCCCGGTATTGTTCGCGTTCATACCGTTTGGCGGCAACGTCCAGCATGAAATATATTTCTTCCGGTGTATACTGCCAGACGTCTCTCGGACCGATACCGCACAGGTCATATGCTACACCGCTCACTTGCCTGATATAGCGGGAGACGATCCCGCCACTTATTCCCCCGTGTCGTCGTCACCGTCCGGTTCCGTCCCTGTGGTATCCATAGTCGGCCATTGGTCTTTCCTGACGGCGTTCAAGACAACAGTATACAGCTCGGGTATCGATTTGCCGGACTGTATCCAGGTGTCTATCAGGCCCGCGGAGATCCGTTTGCCAAGTTTCTTATCGGCAAGTTGCGGGTCTTCATGTTTCAGCCCGGCCTGGAGAAGTACCCGGATCGGTTTGATCTCCATGAACTTGTGGACCGCGTTCTCGTTGCTTGCCTGTTCGATCAGGTAGAAGATCCCGTATCCCATCGTCTCCTCGAAATCTTCCATCGCTTCGGCGGTGTATCTCAAATACCGGACTTTATCCAGTTCGATTGGTGTCCCTCTTGATCTCATTCTTCTTCTGGCCTCGTTACGTGTATCCTATATGCCTTGCTCGATTTCTCGTCTTCCAGCGTCTCAACCACGATCAGTTTGGTGGTGCCTGCCGTCACTGAAATGTTGTCACTCCATTCGCCCGTAGTGACTGCTGCACCGTTGACTTTGATAGTGCCTGCCGCCGCTGTGGGTTGGACGGCTATCGCGGTATCAGCGGCGTCTAACGTGGCAGCAAACCAATATACGTCTCCTGCTGCTACTGGTGACGGTGTGATCGCGTTCTCGTCCTGGTCGCGGAGTGCGAAGAATGGCGTTGTCAACCCGTCTGCTGCTGTCCAGGTGAATGTCGTAGTGCCGCTCACTTTGAACGTCGCGGAGAAACTGACTTTGGAATCGTAAGACGTCGATACCGTTAGAACGCTGATCCGCCCGGTAAACGACAACATGGCCTTCCCTTCAGGAAAAATGATTTTGCCTGTCCGTGACGTTCTCCCCTGGTGGTCGGTGATCATGGCGATCTGGCCGTTTGTGTCGGTCGGGATAAAGTTGCCGTCTATGGTGAACTCGCCCGCCTCAATAGCCCCCATGATGAACTCTTTGTAATGGTCCGGGCTGTCGAAGTTGGTGACGTCGATCTCCTGTAAGTCGCTGTTCGGCCCGGTGACGCTGGTAAGCTCGGCAACAGGGTAGTTGTTCCAGACGATCAGGGTGCCATGCCCGCTAATCGCTGCGCTTGCTGCCATGTCAGATCACCCTGTTATGCCGCATAGGTGGCTTTACCTGTCACCCTAATAGTTGCCCTGAAAGTCGCTTTCCCATCATAGGTTGCGCCTAGCGTCAGGGTTTTACAGTATCCCGATCCGGTCACGGTGAAGTTCCCCGTGTCAGCGAACGTAATCAACCATGTGACTTTCGTTCTCGCCTGGTGGTCCGCTATCATGGCTACCTGCCCAGCTGTGTCCGTTGGTATGAAGTTCCCTTCAATGTCGAACGTCCCGCCGTCGATAACCCCCATGATAAATTCACGGTAACTGTCGTCAGAATCGAAACTTGTGACCTCGATCTCCTGTGCGTCAGAAGACGGTGTGCCGATACTGGTAAGCTCGGCAATCGGCTGACTGTCCCAGGTGAACGTAGTGCCGATTCCCGCAAATGCTGCTGATGCTGCCATAGTTTTTCTAAACCTCCTTAATTACTCTAAAGTTCTGTGTCCATTCCGGTCTGCCCTTCTCGTCGTAACCGATGAAACCGGGCGACCCTAACGCCTCGATCAATTTGTATGTCGTGCCTGACAGGCTTGTGTTCGCTACCCCGTGAAGTGCTGCGTATGCCGCGTTCGCTCGCGTCTCACCGGATTCCAGATCATCGACGGCGGCCCGTGTCCGGATCTGTAACCCCGGCTGGTCGTCGTATGC